GATCTTAGCTCAGCTGGGAGAGCATCTGCCTTACAAGCAGAGGGTCACAGGTTCGAGCCCTGTAGGTCCCATTGTCCAAAGGACATGCCGGCGTGGCGGAACTGGCAGACGCACAGGACTTAAAATCCTGCGGGACTAACCTCCCGTACCGGTTCGATTCCGGTCGCCGGCATTGAAGAAAAATCCTGAAACCTAAGAGAAATCAAGGGTTTCAGGGTTTTTTCTTTACCTTAAAATATGCCGTAGGGGCAAAATAGGGGCAAAATACTAAAACTATGAGATAAGATTTATTGAATCAATAGTTTTATTATCATTCGCAACGACCTGCTGAGTGACATGTATATATATGTCCTGAGTGACATCGCTACGACCGTGGCCCAGCCTTCTTGCAATCTGATCTGGAGTCATACCATTTGCAGCAAGTAAAGAGGCGTGTGTGTGGCGTAGCTTGTGAGGCGATATCTGGTGATTAAGCACAAGCTTAGATTTTCTTTTTAGATAATTATCATACGCAGCATATGATATATATGATCCGGTAGAGATGTCTGGAATAAATAGGGTCGTTGACAGATTCCGCTCTAACATCTTTTCTTTCCTCCATAATCGTATCTTTTTGATTACAGTAATCAATTCCGGCTGAATGTGAATATCTCTGATAGAATTATCCGTTTTAGGAGTAGTAACCACATCGTTATTTGAATCATATGTTTTATCTATGTGAATAGTGAGGTCTTGCAAGCTTACATCAGTATCTTTGAGCGCCGCAAGCTCTCCAAAACGCAGTCCAGTCAGGACAAGAAATTCAGTGACATAATACCAATGCCACATATTTTGATCTTGCATATATTCAAGTAGTTTTGTGATTTCGGCTGGTTCAAGATATTTACTCTGTGTGTTTTCCTCCTGTGTCTGATCTGTGAATAATTCAAGTTTACTGATAAGCCGGTAATTATCGTGGTAGTCATTTTTATATCCCCAATTAAGCATGGCTTTAAATCTCGTAATATATGTATTAAGCGTTGATATATTCTTACCACTGTCAAGGAATCTACTGTTTACATACTGAGCTGATAGATTGTTGACAATAGCATCTTCATCTAAGATATCAAGAACAGAATTGATTATTATATTATTTCGTTTGGTCGTAGATAACTTATATGTCACACATTGAGCTGCGGAATATGCGTCATGCAATTCTCTTAAAGTAGTCTTTTTGTCTGCATATACTGAATCCAATGCAGCATCGATTTTGGCATTGAGGATCCTCGTCGCCTTGTTCTTATTCTGCGGTGATGCCTTTTGCATCGTTACAGTGACCTTCTTAACCTTCTCCGTGAGCGGATCTGTGTACCGCTCACAATACTTTACAGTTCCATTTTTTTGTATTTCTGACCACATAATATCAACTCCTATCTAAAGATAGGCATAAAAAATAAGCCTATCAAAATGAGAAGGCTTGTGATATAATGTAGTTTGCTGATACGTTATTCATAAGCCTTCGGTTTGTGGGTAACTTCCCCCAGATGTTGGTAGCATCTGGGGGATTTTTTATAATATGAAGATGATATTATTCATCCTCATCATCTGTCTCATTCGCTGTTGAATATTCAGAGGTATATGCTTCAGAACTTGACAGTGACTGTCTGTATTCTTCAGCAAGCATTGTTCTGTTGAACTCTGCAGTAGGGCAGATCTCATTTACAAGTTCTTCAAGTTCATCTATTGATACATTAAAGAACTCTTTTCTAAGATTTACCTTGTTTACTCTGCGATCATTAAGTCTCTTGTGAAGTTCGGTTTCAAGACCGGAAGCGTCATCAGAGAAAATAAAGCTGTGTACATCAAATTTGAACGGAACAGAAGCATCTCCAAGTTCATTAACTCTATCCTGTGGATTTATTCTTCTTGTCATTCCCACTTTGAATACATTCTCACCAAATGAACCCAAGTTGCTGATAATATAAACATTACCAGCTTTACCATTTTGCAACTTTGCTATTTCATCCTTTTTGATTGTTACATCTGCAAGCTGAGCCTGCAGTTCAAGGATACGAGCTTGCAGAGCAGCAAGGGCTTCACCCTCTGAAGCTTCCGCCTGTTCTTTGAGGGAAGATATCTGATTCTCATATTTTGACTCTTCAAGCTCCACTTTTTTACGTTCGGCCTCAAGGGCCTTGCGCTCCTCTGCCTCCTGACGCATCTGCTCTTTGATTGCAAGCTGTTCTTGCTTTGCCTGTTCTTTCTTGACGTAGTAGTTATACTCTATCTTTGCAGCATTAATGAAAAGATATTCCATTTCACCTATGAACTTAGTAAGAGTTCCAGCAATTGTTTGATTACCTTCAGCTGCAATCTTTAGATACTTAGCACAGATATCTTTTATTTGTTCAATACCGTTATCAAGCTTGTCATATTTTAAATTGTACAAGACGTTCTGCATCTCAGATTCCAGCCCCTTGACAATGAGGTCGTAAATCGTTTTGTTGGCTTTAGTAGTGTATCTGATAGCATATTGCTGTCTGAGAGTGTCAATGGATTTCTCATTTTCTCTGTATGCTTTTCGCAAGCTTTTTATATCCATACAATGTAATTTAAGGATAACAGATGGGACAATGAGATTAGAATCCTCAATATCTGATTGGCTAATTCGGCATTCGTTATATGGAATGTCAGCAGTAATGAAGTTATCTAATGCATATTCAATACTGCTGTAGATCTCCTTAGCACGAGAGATCTTTCGCTCCTGGGTCGCTACTGATTTTTGCAGTTTATCATCTTTTGCCTGAAGTGTAGCAATGTCTGAACGCAATTTATCTATAGTGGCAAGGTTTTCGGATATTTCGGCATTCACCTGGTTAAGCTTAGCCATCGACTGCTGATGGTCATGCAACCCTAAATCCTGCATAGTCTTATTCATGTCTTGCATTGCTTGATTCATCTGAGCATTCTGAGCCGCAAGTTGGGCATTCTGTTGACTAATTTGTTGATTGGTTTCTTTTTGTTCCTTTTCGTCCAAGGTCTTCATTATCATCAATACTATGCCGCCGATTGCTGGAAGTATAAGAAACCAGCATGCGCATAGAATAGCAATAAACCATGTACTTAAATACCATTTGTTTTCTTGTTTTTGATTCATTGAATCTCTCCCTTCATTTGTTAATTATTTTTGCAACCCATGTGCATAAGCCTCAATGGTATCTACAGAGCTAGTGTGTTTATCGAAGTCCGCTCTGATGATATGATTGAGTGCATGGATATAAGCATCGTTAAGCTGCTCCTGTGTGAATCGTGTATTAAGAAAGATAGTATATGAACCATCTTCATTGCAGGTAACAGTTTCTTTAACTTTTGTAGTCTTCAGATCCATCATCTGTACATTTATATCATACAATTAACTCATCCCCCTTGTAACATAGTCGTAGATACAATAACAAATACCGTGGGATGTTTTTTGTACATTATCGTTTCTCTTTATTCTTGAGAGCCAAGAGCATACGCTGTACTATCTCTAAATCTTCGGGTTTGGCATCCCTTGCGGCATCGAAGAGAAGAGAGAGCTGTTTGTTCTCGAATATCTCTTGTGCTTTCTGAGCTGTTTCATCGTCAAAGTAATATGTAGGTTTGTTTTCCGATTCGACTATTAAATCTCCCGGTTCAACATGCAGGTATTTAGCAATATCTATAATTGTATCAATTTTTGGAACTCTTGCACCCGAGCACCAATTTGATACTGTTGATTTTTCATATCCAAGATCGTTGACTAAATCACTTTGAGCTTTGTCGTTTAGCATAAGATAATATTTTAATAATCTAGCAAATTGGTTTGTACCCATCTGATCACGTCCTTTCTTATGTCTTGATTATACACAAAATGAATACTTATAGCAAGCAAAAAGCAAAAAAAGTTTTCATTCTGCTTGACAGTTCACAAAAAGAATACTATAATGCAATTACAAGATGAAAGAGAGGAGGCGAAATATTGAATAGTTTAAAGATAAGATTATCAGCTGTTAGAGTAAATGCTGGACTTTCACAGCAGGATATAGCTGATAAAATGGGCGTTTCTCGTATTACTGTTGGTAATTGGGAAAGCGGTAAGGTAAAGATGAAAGAGGCAGAATTAAGAATGTATGCAGATATTTGTAGTTTTCCTAGGGAAAATATTTTTTTGCCCTACTAGTTCACAAAATGAATACTAAAAATGGAAAGGAGAGGCATGATAAACAGCATAAATTCAAAGCTGGTAGACATAGCAGAGAAAACGAAAGATATAGAAGAATTCTCTGAGGTGAGGAAAGTTCTCACTGACGAGGAGATAATTTTCTATTATATCGCAAAGAACTGTGAATTGTCGGAAACGTATGACGGCGAGGAGTGCGTTATCAAGGACATCTTAAAAGTACTTGGAGCAAAGAAATACTCGGTAAAGCACTCACTACACCTACTCGATGTGACAAAAGAGGTTCTTAAATCAATTGCCAGATTCGAGTTTTAGATCATCCACTTATCACCATGTTGTTTCTTGATTTCAGTAAATGAAATTTTATTCTTTACATAATCGTCAAGAAACTGTTCAGGTGTTGTGGCAGTTGATGTCTTGACTGTGTAAGCCAGTGCAATGTCTTCAATATTTGTCAAGGCATCTTTAAAGGAATCTTTTGACATAGTTTCACCTTCTTTCGTATGAATTGGTGTTGGTAGCACCTACGGAAATTATAGGGTGAAATAACGAGGACGACAAGAGAAAGGAGAGGTAAGAAATGGATATAACAGGAATTAGATATGTAAAAGCCGGTCCATATATGACAAAAGCTGAGATTGCTGAAGCATTTGGAATATCGATAAGAACGGTATGTAACAGATTATCGGAGCTGGCGATATACATTGCAAAAGGAAGATACAGTGAATACACCATATTGGATGGTTTTGGTGTGACATATGTCAACTATCTTGCGCTTGTAGACTTTATGCGATATCGCAAAGAATTGAAAGCCGGCAGAAGAGTACCACCGTTCAATCCTAAGAAAGTTGCGGAAGGTGGGACGGTGTTGCAGGATGCACAGTGAGAAAGGAGAGTGAAGCAAATGAAGAAAAAGAAGATGTGCAGATATGCGGTTTATACCATGTGTGCTATTGGTTTATTCCTGATCTTCGGAGCAGCAAACTCAGTTGCTTTCGCCATGGATATGCAGATCATTGAACCATGGTATGCACACCTTGGACAGGCATTTGTCGGAGTGCTGCTGACACTCCCTTATCTGGTAGGCAGGAGAAGAAAAGCATGGTTGAGATGAAAGTGTTATCCAGTCATGAAGAATGGCTCAAGGCAAGAATGATAGGTGGTTCGGATGCTTCGGCTATTGTGGGAATGAACCCATATAAAAGCAATGTGGAGCTTTGGAAAGAAAAAGCATATGGAATTGAACCGGTGGATATATCGGATAAGCCATATGTGAAATATGGAACAGAAGCTGAGCCGCTTCTCAGGGAATTGTTCAAATTGGACTATCCGGAATATCAGGTGTGTTATGAAGAGAATAACATTTGGTTCAATGACAAGTATCCGTGGGCACATGCATCTCTTGATGGATGGCTCATAGATCAGGGTGGTCGTAAAGGCATATGGGAATGTAAGACCACGAATATCTTACAGTCCATGCAGAAAGAGAAGTGGGATCACAGGATACCGGATAACTATTACATACAGGTGTTGCATTACCTGATGGTTACAGAGTTTGACTTCGTAATACTTAAGGCACAGCTTAAATCTGTATATGGAGAGAATGTGTACTTACAGACAAGACATTATCCGATAGAACGGTCGGAGGTTGAAGAAGATATCAAGTATCTGATCGAGGAAGAATCAAAGTTCTGGGAGCATGTACAGATGAAAAAAGCACCGGCACTGAAATTACCGGAAATATAGTAAAGGGGTGAGAGAAAAATGTATTACAGAATTTGCAGTAACTGCGGAGCAAATCTTGATCCGGGAGAGCGATGCGACTGTGAAGAGGAGAGACAGAAACAGACAGACCGGATCATGAGCATGATGAAAATAAACAAAGATGGTCAGTATGAACTGGCTATGGTGGGAGGATGTACATGGAATTAAGAGTGAATGAGGTAGTAATACCAGAAAAAATCAGCTTCAATTATGAGGAACTGAAAGCAGAGTTGACTGAGAAAGTGGCATTTTATGAGACGCTTGTATATACAGATGATCAGGTTAAGGATGCCAAGGCAGACAGAGCAACACTTAACAAGCTGAAAAAGACATTGAATGATGAACGTATACGGAGAGAAAAAGAGTATATGCAGCCATTCAATGAATTTAAAGCACAGGTTAATGAGATCATTGGAATTATAGACAAACCTATAGCTGTGATCGACAAGCAGGTGAAAGAATTTGAAGATCAGAAGAAAGCGAATAAGCAGAATGCCATTGAAGAGTTGTTTGCGACTATCGGTTTTCAGAATTTTGTCACGTTGGAGAAGATCTGGGATCCGAAGTGGCTGAATGCTTCGGTGTCAATGAAGAGCATTGAGGAGCAGATGCGGTCAAGAATGTACCAGATTGGTGATGATGTGCTGACACTTCATAATCTGCCGGAATTTGGCTTTGAGGCGACAGAGGTATACAAGCAGACACTTGATATAAATAAAGCCATCAAAGAGGCACAGAGAATGGCAGAAATTACAAAGGCAAAGGCTGAAGCTGAGGCTAAAAAGAAAGCTGCAGAAGAATCACGAAAGGCAGAGGAAGAACGCAAGGCAAAGGAGATCAAAGAAGAACAGAGGGTAATTGTACCGACAGAACCGCATGAGCAGGCTGTGACACCGCCAGAACCGGTGCAGAGTGCTGACAGCACACAGGAGAGAATGGTAGTCAGATTTGAGGTATTGCTCACAACGGAAGATGCTTATGCATTGAAAGAGTTCTTTAAGAGTAGAAGCATAGAATTTAAAGCTATTTAGGAGGAAAAAGCATGATAGAGGTAAAAGGAAGTCATTTGAGAATGGAAGGCTCAGAGGATGAAGTAGAATCACAGGTAGCTGCTGTTTTGGCAGGATACACACGATTCTTACATAAAAACTATCCACCGTGTGTTGCAAAAGAGAAATTAGACAATGTCATAAAGCTTGGTTCTTTTACAGATGAGGAACTTGACGAGGAGATTAAGAAAACAAAGGAAAAACTTGATCAGTTGTTACATGAACTTTTTAGCTTTAATGAGGAGGACAAATAATGGCAGTTAATAATAGTTTAGTGAAAAAAAGCAAGGCACAGCAGAATTTGGGAATTACAGCATACCTTACACAGGATGCTATAAAAAATCAGATTAATCAGGTAGTTGGTGGTAAGAATGGACAGCGTTTCATTTCTGCTATCGTATCAGCATATAACACCAACCCTACACTTCAGGAGTGCACAAATCAGTCGATTCTTTCAGCAGCACTTCTTGGTGAGAGTTTACAGCTTTCACCATCTCCACAGCTCGGACATTATTACATGGTCCCGTTCAATAATACCAAGGCAGGTAGCAAAGAGGCACAGTTCCAGATGGGATATAAGGGATATATCCAGCTGGCTATCCGATCCGGCCAGTATAAGCGGCTGAATGTCGTGGCAATTAAGGAAGGTGAGCTGGAATACTTCGATCCGCTGAATGAGGACATCAAGGTTAATCTGATGGTCGATGACTGGGACAAGCGTGAGAAAGCTGAGACAATCGGCTACTATGCCATGTTTGAGCTGGTAAATGGATTCAGAAAGACGATGTACTGGAGCAAGGCACAGATGCTTGCACATGCTGATAAGTATTCACAGGCATTCTCAAAAGATGCTACGACAGTGAAATCAAAGTATGGAGAAAAGCAGAAGGTATCATTTGCCGACTACGAGGCTGGCAATTATGACCCTCGTGATGCATGGATGTATTCCTCATTCTGGTACAAGAATTTTGATGGAATGGCATATAAAACAATGCTCCGTCAGTTAATTTCCAAGTGGGGTGTTATGAGTATTGATCTTCAGAGCGCATTTGAGCGTGATATGACCACTATGGATGGAGATGGAAATGTGACCTATGTGGAAAACGATACAGAGGAATATGTTGATTCCACTGCATCAGAACCGGAAGCAAAACCGGAACCGGAACAGGGCAAGGAAGAAGCACCTGTTATTGAACAGTCGCAGACTACACAGCAGAATCCTGCCGCCGCTGCACTGTTTTCATAAATAATACTTGTTCATGGCAGATACACACATCACACACAGTATAAGCCATTGTATATAGCCCTGCCGCTGATCCGGTGGCAGGGAGAAAGGAGCATTGATTGATGAATCCACAGTGGATAAAGAGCGCATCGTTGAATAGCAGAAAGTACAGGAATAAAAAGGTTGAGGTCGATGGGATACTGTTTGACAGTAAGAAAGAAGCAAACCGGTACATGGAGCTTAAGCTGTTAGAAAAGGCAGGAGAGATCACAGACCTCAAGAGACAGGTCAGATACGAGCTTATACCGAGACAGAGAGAACAATCGACTGAAATGTATAAGGCTGGGCCTCATAAGGGCGAATATAAGCCCGGTAAGGTCATAGAACAGAGCTGCTACTATGTTGCCGATTTTGTCTACAAAGAGGGTGATTGCATAGTTGTAGAGGACACCAAGGGCATGAAAACAAAAGATTATGTGATCAAGCGGAAATTGATGCTCCACCGTTATGGAATACGAATAAAGGAGGTATAGAGGGTATGATGACAGACCTCATTGAAGAGAAGAAAAAAGAGCTGATATCCACACAGGATGTTGTTTATGAAGTCCTTGAAAAAGATATAGCAGCAAGAAGTAGTGATAACCGGTTGTACTATCTTGTATGTAAGCAGATTGGAGAAAAGCATGGATATAACATAGATCATGTTTCTGTGCCAAAGTTCTTCCTGCATTTGTCAGAGTTCGGCTTACCAACAACCGAGACAGTGAGACGCACAAGACAGAAGATACAGGCGGCAAATCCGTGGCTTGCCGGTAACAGATGTGTGCGGAAGATGCGGCAGAAGAATGAGCAGGCTTTCAGGGAGTATGCAAGAAAGGGTGACCAGAATGGCAGATGTGAAGTGGATAAAGATTACAACCGGAATGTTTGACAATAGAAAGATCAAGCATTTGAGAAAACTGCCGGATGGAAACAATATTGTTCTTATTTGGATTATGTTACTCACAATGGCAGGAAAATGCAATTCTGATGGAAGAATCTTTCTTACAGAGGACATTCCTTACACAACCAAGATGCTTGCTGATGAGCTTGGATTTAAGGAAAACATCGTAAAACAGGCTATTTTATCTCTTGAACAGCTTGGAATGATCATTAGATCTGGTGATTTTATAACGGTTGCCGGATGGCAGGAACACCAGAACACTGAGGGCATGGATAAGATAAGAGAAAGTAAGCGAATGGCTCAGTCAAGATGGAGAGATAAACAGAAAGCAAAAAAATCTACTGTAGATAGCTTTGTAGATTCTACTGTAGATTCTACCGTAGATTCTACGAGATGTCTTGTAGACGATGCAGAAGAAGAAAGAGAAGAAGATAAAGAAAGAGATAAGAGGGAGATAAAAGAAGTAGAAGAAAAGAAAATCGACTATGATCGCATTGTCCAGATGTACAATGCCCATTGCCCTTCGCTCCCGGTTGTTAAGTGTTTATCAGATGCCAGAAAAAAGGCAATCAAAGCAAGGCTTAATCATTACACGCTTGCTGATTTTGAGGAAATGTTCAAGAAAGCTGAATCGTCGGACTTCTTGAAGGGCAAGAACAACAGAAACTGGATAGCCACATTTGACTGGCTGTTAAAGGATACCAACATGGCAAAGGTCCTTGATGATAACTATGCAAATACAGCACCGACAGCAAAGACAAATTATTCCGGGAACAACCGGGTAGCGGATCAGTTGGATGAATCATACAAGATGATGGCTGAATGGGCGCAGGAACGAGTAGAAAAGGGAGGCTTCGCAGATGAAAAAAGAGATGGATAATTCAGCAACAAGAAAAATTAAGTTGATCGCAGGACATTATGGCAAGGGTCGTCTGGTCAGACAGTGTATTTCATGCTTTGCATTATTGATCAATGTATTTACCTGGTGGTGGAACAATGAGACGACTAGGAGAGAAGCCAGAAGTGAAGTGGCAGAAATGAACGATACACTTGCAGAGCAGATCGCATGGGCTCAGATCACAACTGCTGCACTGGCAGAGTTATTCGGCATAGCAGATCAGGTCGATGAGCAGAGAGAGGTAGTTTTGACTGAGCTTATCGAGAAAGCAAAACAGGAGATCATACATGGGCATGAAACAAAATAAACGATGTAACACCTGCAGACACAACCAGACCTGTACGCTTTCAGATACAGGCAGAGTATTACATGTCTGTGATCTTGATAATTCATACATAGACGAGACCCGTCAGATGCATGGCAGGTGTGAAAAGTGGAGAGGAGTAAAGCGGAATGACGGAACAGGAGTTTGCAAAGTTCGCCATGGGGCTAAAGACATACTACCCCAGAGAGAATCTACTGCCGAATAGACCGGCAATGGAGCTTTGGTACAGACAGCTTCAGGATCTGCCGTATGAAGTGGCAGAGACAGCACTCAACAAATGGGTGTCAACAAACAAATGGTCCCCAAGTATCGCAGAGATACGTCAGATGTGCTGTGAGGTCAGGCAGGGCGAGATTCCGGCATGGAGCGAAGCATGGGAGACTGTCTTACATGCGATCAGAATGTATGGATCATACAGACCGCAGGATGCAATGATGACACTTGATGATCTGACCGCAAGGACAGTGACACAGATCGGCGGATTTGTGAATATTTGCAGGAGTGAGAATATCGACATTGACCGGGCAAATTTCAGAATGGTCTATGAGGAGCTTACAAAGCGGAAGCAAAAGGATGCGCTGATGCCGGCAAGGCTTAGAAGTGCGATACAGCGAATCCAGAGCAGGGGTCAGATGATGTTAGAAGGGAGACATGATGATGAAGAAATATGAATTAACGAGCGAATTTAAAATTAACAATTTGGGTATAAAGATATTTAGAATTAAGGCTTTAGTCGATATTGAAAGCTGTGGGGTCAAAGCTTGTGACCTAGGTGGATTTATCGAAAAAGAAGATAATCTATCTCATGAAGGCAACGCTTGGGTATATGGCGACGCTTGGGTATATGGCGACGCTAGGGTATATGGCGACGCTTGTGTATCTGGCAACGCTTGTGTATATGGCGACGCTTGTGTATCTGGCAACGCTTGTGTAAACGGTGATGCTGATTATGCGGTGATCAAGGGCTTTGGAACCGTATATAGACCAACAACATTTTTTAGATGTCATGATGGTGAGGCAAGGGTTACATGCGGCTGCTTCTATGGAACAATTGACGAATTCCGGGAACAGGTTAAGCGAACCAGAAAAGGTAAGGTTGCAGATGAATATCTGAAAATTGCGGACTTGATGGAATATCATTTTAAGAAAGAGGACAGTGGTGAGAATGTATAAATGCATTGACTGTCAGGCAGAGTTCGAAGAGCCGGACATGGAAAGAGAGTGCATAGGTGAATATTATGGACAGCCGGCATATGAGTACCTGGCTATATGCCCCTTATGCGGATCCTGCGATTTTGAGGAGGTAGTGGATGATGGAGATTGACGAAGCTATAAAGCATGAGAGATGGGAAGCAAAATATGCTGGATTGGAAGATGCAGATGATACAGCTATTGAACTGAACAGACAGTATCATACAGAGATCGCAGATATGCTTGAGGAGTTGAAAGAACTCCGGAGCAGATAAAAATAAATCAAAGAAAGGAGCCGAACCTCCGGCCGGGGTAACGATATATCGGGTTCCTTTTAAAAAAATGAATGAAGAAAAAGACGATTTGATCCTTCGTGTATTTGGCGAGGATGGAGAGCTGGACATTGATAAGCCAGATGAGGGGCTTGCTGAGTACAAGCAGCGAAAGAAAGAAGCGAGAGATCGCATGATTGCGTTACAGAGACAACCGTATGAGGTCAAAGTTGCACGATCAAAATTAAGAGCCTATGAGTTCATAGAGCAGATGGACAAGCGAGATAAAAATGCTCATGTGAGTGTGGGTGGACTTGATAGTATCACACTACACGTATTCCTGAAGTCGATAGGAATCAATGTTCCAGCGGTATCGGTATCATCTCTGGAAGATAAGAGCATACAGAGGGTACACAAAGCTCTTGGAGTAACGATTTTGAAGCCGCTTAAGACAAAAGTTGAGGTGCTCAATGAAGTTGGGTTCCCGGTTATCAGCAAAAGGATAGCAGGTAAGATAGCACTGCTTCAGAATCCGACAGAGAACAATAAGACAGTCAGGCATGCAATAATCACAGGGGAATGTGGAGAGCTTGGACACTTCCAGAAAAACAGCCGTATGAAGCTTCCGCAGAAGTGGCTTAATCTGTTTGGTGGATATGAGAACGAGAATGAAGGGGTTATGTATTACAAACCGAATTTCAAGGTATCAAATGATTGTTGCTATTATTTGAAAGAAAAGCCATGTGACGACTGGGCAAGAACACATTCAAGCTTTCCGTTCCTTGGAATGATGGCATCTGAAGGTGGGCAGAGAGAAGAAGCACTTACAGATCATGGGTGCAACTACTATGGAAAGACGGTAATGAGATCAGCACCATTTGCACCATACCTCAGATATGACATTTTAAGACTTGCGCAGGAGATGGATGCCTGGTATCACGATCACACAGATGTGTTTGCAAAGCTTTATTATGAGCAGCCATACAGCAATGACAAGGATGGAAATGTAATACCGTATGAACCGGTTGATACGATCATACCGGCTATATATGGTCAGATCGTGAATGATAACGGAGAACTTAGGACAACAGGAGCACAGAGGACCGGATGCAGTATGTGTGGTTTTGGAATCCACATGGAAGAACGACCGCACAGGTTTGACAGGCTCAGAGAACGGAACCCAAAGGAATGGGAGTTTTACATGTACCGGTGCTGCACGGATCCGAAGACTGGTGAGAAGTTCGGTTGGGGAAGAGTGTTAGATTACATAGGTGTCGCATGGGAAGATGAACCAGCGGTACAGATGAATATTTATGATTACCCGGAGGTGCAGCCATGATAAACGGAGAACTTATCGTTGATAACTTCGCCGGTGGTGGTGGAGCATCAACAGGAATTGAGATGGCTACAGGGTACAGTGTTGATATAGCAATCAATCATGATCCGGAAGCCATAAGGATGCATAAGGTCAATCATCCCAACACAAAGCACTACTGTGAAAATGTGTGGGCGGTTGATCCAGTGAAAGCATGTGAGGGGCATCCGGTAGCTCTTGCCTGGTTCTCCCCAGACTGTAAGCATTTCAGCAAGGCCAAAGGTGGCAAGCCAAAGGATAAGAACATCAGAGGGCTGGCATGGGTAGCATGCAGATGGGCGGCACTTGTGAGACCGAGAGTGATTATGCTTGAGAATGTCGAAGAGTTCAAGACATGGGGACCGCTCAACAGAGGACATCATCCAATAAGGGCAAAGCAGGGAGATACATTTAGGCAATTTGTAAAGCAGCTCAATGAGCTGGGGTATGAGGTACAGTTCAGAGAGCTTGTGGCGGCAGACTACGGAGCACCGACCAAGAGAAAAAGGTTCTTTATGATCGCAAGATGTGATGGAGTACCTATCATGTGGCCAAAGCCTACACATGCACCGACAGACAGCGAAGAGGTCAAGATGGGACTGCTCAAACCTTACGTTGGAGCATATACACAGCTTGATTTTAGCCTACCATGCCCAAGTATCTTTGATACATCAGAGGAGATCAAGGAGAAGTATGGTATCCGGGCGGTGAGACCACTTGCACCAAAGACTATGCAGAGGATTGCAAGAGGGCTGAAGAAGTTCGTTCTGGACAATCCAGAGCCATTCATCATTCAATGCAATCATGGCGGCGAAAGAAAGCCGCAGGATATAAGAGATCCGATGCCGACAATCACAGGCAAGCATGGATATGGAGTTGTAGAACCAAGACTTGCACCTTATATGGGGACAAATACAACCAATCATCCCGGTGGAAATTGCATAGAACCGATACATACGATTACCACAGGAAATCAGCAATGCCTCATAAGCCCTACACTTATCCAATATCATTCAGAGACCTCAGATGCGGTAAGAGGTCAAGGTATAGAGAATCCGATCATGACAGTAGACAGCTCAAACAGATATGGCCTTGTGACTTCGTTCCTCAGTAAGTTTTACAAGACAGGGATTGGGCAGGATGAGAGAGAGCCACTGCATACAGTGACAACATCAGCCGAACATTTTGGAGAGGTCAGAGCATTCCTGATTAAATACTATGGTGAGGGTACAGGGCAGGATATAGAACAGCCACTTGATACAGTGACATCAAGAGATCGGTTTGGATTGGTAACAATCAAAGGTGTTGAGTATCAGATCGTGGATATTGGTCTCAGAATGCTTGAGCCGAAGGAGTTATATGGATGCCAAGGGTTCCCGGATGATTACATCATAGATCATGACAGCACAGGTAAGACATATTCAAGAAGTGAACAGGTTAAGAGATGTGGAAATGCAGTCTGTCCACCTATACCGGCGGCGATGGGGAGGGCGAATCTTCCAGAGCTTTGTGTAAGAAAGAGGATGCCAAACATGGGGATAGGCGAAGAAGAGAATGGACAGTTGTGTTTTGTTTAGAGAAAGGAGAACACATGACAGAATTTGAAATAGACGTTACATACAACATGATCTGCCGACCGGGGCAGGTCGTGCGGATCCATACAAAAGAAACCACCAGTGGGCGGAATTTTATCATGACATGGAAGAAATGGACCATTGTGGAGGTTTACGATCATCACATAGTGATGAAGAGTGAATACGGCTACCGGGAGAGCTTCACCAGAATAGATATTGTTGAGATGATCAGGAGAGGAGAGATTCGATGGAAATAGTACCAGTACAGGATAAGAGCTGTGAGACATGCAAATACCAGAGCAAATATAATACAGATGAACCATGCGCACACTGTACCAAGAATGCGACGGATAACTATGAGCCAATGACCAACGGAGATTATATCCGGTCGCTCAGCAACACAGATCTGTCTATGATCGTGATGTGTCCAAATGAAATAGGATTCAATGAGGTTGAGTGCCACAAACATGATAAGTTCTGTCAGGAATGCACATTTAACTGGCTGGAGCAGGAAAGGAGTGAGGAAGAATGAACGAAGAATTAAAACCGTGTCCGTTTTGCGGTGGAAAAGCTGAAATGAATTATGAACGGATTCCGGGAGAAGATAAAGGATTTTGGGCACAGATTATATGTTGTAATTGTCACGGAAGAAGCGGTGGAACATGGGCGGGTTCTTATAATGCCGCAGAGAGAAAAGAAGTTAAAGCATGGAACAGGAGGGCGAACGATGAGATTGATTGACGCAGATGATGTGAAGAAGATGCCATTTGATACATATGAAAAGGAAAAAGACGTTATATCGAGCTACTGGGTAGCAGGGACGTTGGCAGATAAAATTGATGAAGTTCAGACCGCCTATGATGTGGATAAGGTTGTTGAGCAGTTGGATGAATATATAGTCAAAATTGTAGGCAGAAAATCGGCACTATATCAGAATGTCATGCAGATAGTAAAGGCAGGTGGAGTAAATGTCAACTAAGCCAATTTTATTTAACACGGAAATGGTTCGGGCAATTCTGGACGGTAGAAAGAGCTGCACAAGAAGAATATGTAAAGATGCAAATGAGTGTACAGTACCGGATATGGATTATTATGATCCTGATAAACGTACTTACGCAGTACATAATTATGCGGACAAAAAGCACACAGACAAGTTAAGCATAGCAGAACGTACCTGTCCGATATGCCCTGACGACATCCTGTATGTCCGGGAAACATGGTGCAAAGGATTAGAACGGTATATCTACCGTGCAGACTACTCCGATACAGAGAAGTTTTATCAAGATGGAAAAGAAATCAATATGAAATGGCATCCATCCATCCACATGCCGAAAGAAGCCGCACGTATCTGGCTTAAGGTTACGGATGTGAGGGTGGAGCGGTTGCAGGAGATTACGGAAACACAGGCGCAATCTGAAGGATGCAATAGTGGATTGCTTACAGGAGCATGCACCGCAAGAGGACAATTTGAAGATTTGTGGAACTCCACCATCAAGAAATCCGACCTTGCCCGCTACGGATGGAATGCGAATCCATGGGTCTGGGTAATAGAATTTGAACGATGTGAGAGAGGTGGAATAGATGGCTAAATCAGACAGAAAACTCCATGAGGCAAGGATGGCTGGTGCAATATGGATCATGAAGCTGATCGAGGATAAGGGCATGGAAGAGGCTAAGAAAGAGCTTGCAGTAAGGAGAGCTATGTTCATTCCGTTAGAGATCAATCAAGCACAACTGGAAGAATCAGTTGAGAAGATCAAGATGAATACGATCGATACTGTACTGATTATGTCTTGCATGGTGTTGAGAGATGAGTTTGGATTTGGGCAGAAAAGGATCAAACAGTTCTTTGACCGATTCAATTTGAAGACAGAGTGTATATGTGATGGAGATGTGATCTGGGATGATTTCATAGATGCACTGAGGGAAGAAACCGGAATAGAGTTTTCCATCAGGGAAAACAAGTAAGTGAGGTGATAAGGTAGTGAATATAGCGAAAGAGTACCTGAAACAGGTAGAAACGCTTGATGCGAAAATACAGCAGAAGAAGATAGAATTAGATAGCCTTAAAGGCAATGCAATAGGCTTAGGGGCATTTGACTATTCAAAGGAAAAGGTACAGACAAGTGCATCTGAATCAATAAGCGGGAAAATAGCGAAGTATGTTGATTTTGAGAGAGAGCTGCAGGAGGATATTGTAAGATTTGCGGAACTCAAGCATAGAGTGATCAATCAGATCCACAGTTTGAACAATCCTATCTACATGAAGATTCTGTTTAAGAAGTATATAGAGTACAAGTCGTTAAAGGATATAGCATCTGAAATAAAGTATTCATATGACAGGACAAAACATATTCATGGAGTTGCTCTTGAGGCATTTCGGATAAAGATTTTGAAAAGTTGACACCAAATAGCACCATTTAGCACCGAATAGCACCTAGCAACTGTGATATACTGTAGTGGTAAAATTATATAGTATTGATTCATAAGGGACATAGCCGTTGCCATAGGTTGTGTCCCTTTTCTTATGCCCAGTGGTTATACAAACCCTCTCCCACCCCTTTAATGTGAATGATAATCTCTTGCCACTGGGCTATTTTGTTTGAGGTGTGATATGAGTGAGATTAAAAGGTTTGAGGTCGTGAGACCTGAATATAGTTTTGAATACATACATCCTGTACTTGGCAGATTGGCATTACCGATAGCCATGATAAAGGTGATGGTTAAGTGCACTAAGATATACAAACTTCAACCGACTATAAAGTTGGGTGGGGAAGTAAAGAGTGTATGTAAACCGCTGTACAAGATTGTGATCCCGAAGAGAGCGAGAAAGAAATAGAAGTAATAGAAAGAAGGTGTGACATTATGGTTAAGCTGACAGCTAAACAGCAGAGATTCTGTGATGAATACCTGATTGACCTTAATGGCACACGAGCTTATAAGGTTGCTTATCCATCTGTGAAAAAGGATGAGACCGCAAGAGTTAATGCAAGTAGATTGCTAACAAATGCTAACGTCAAAACATATATTCAGGAACGTCAGAAAGAGCGTGAAAAACGCACGGAGATTACTCAGGACAGTGTACTACGAGAACTGGCACTGATTGCATTTGCAAAAGCATCTGACTATGCAAGAGTAGTTGAAAAGGATGCCATGGTAGAAGTTGATGGGAATATGGTCCCGGTACTTGACGAGGACGGCAATCAGGTGAAATACAGGACAGTAGAGCCTATCCTGACGGATGAACTTACAGAAGATCAGAAGAAAGCTATTGCAGTTATAAAAAAGGGTCGAGACGGCTTTGAAATAAAGCCTTACAGCAAGATACAGGCATTGGAGCTCCTGGGTAAGCATTTGGGTATGTTCACAGAAAAGGTGGAGGTGAAGAACACCACACCAAATGCATTTGAGGGGCTTACAACCGAAGAATTGAAGAAACTTATTGATGACGTTTGATAGACATGACCCTTTATTACAGCAACAGCTAAAGATAGAGCTATCAAGGAGAGAGTTCTGGCAGTATTGCAAGCTGACTTCTCCTGATTTCTATAGTAACGACAGAGGCTTTCTGCATGATCTTGCAGATAAGCTACAGTGGTTCGTGGAAGATGCAGAACAACAGATAATGGTTGTAAATATGCCGCCACGACATGGAAAGTCACGAACGGCTACCAAATTTGTCCAGTGGCTATTCGGTAAATATGGTATAGATAAAAAGGTTATGACAGGCTCATATAATGAGACCCTGTCAGGAACCTTTGCAAAGGCTGTCAGGGATGTGATTGCGGAAAAACCTACAGAGGGTATTCTGACATATGGAGATATCTTCCCTGGTACAAAAATAAAATACGGAGGGGCTGCAGCACAGAAATGGAGCCTTGAGGGTAGCCAACAGGCTAATTATCTTGCCACCTCTCCGACAGGTACCGCAACCGGATTTGGTTGTAATATCATGATAATAGATGATCTTATCAAGAACAGTGAGGAAGCCTACAATGAATCAGTATTGCAGAAGCAGATTGACTGGTTTAACAATACAATGCTGTCCAGAACTGAGAATGATTTCAAGATTATCATAATAATGACAAGATGGTCAACAAAGGATCTAGCCGGTTATGTACTTGCAAATTATGACGATGTAGTACATATCAATTATAAGGCAGTACAAGACGATGGAACAATGCTCTGTGAAGCTATCCTGTCATATAAGGACTACAAGATAAAAACAAAGAACATGAATAAGGATATAGTCCTTGCGAATTATCAGCAGGAGCCAATAGATGTCAAAGGCAGATTATACAGCCATATTAAGACATATACGGATATTCCAAGGGATAGTAAGGGCAATAGTCTGTTCAAATATATATTGAATTATACAGATACAGCGGACACAGGTAGTGATTATCTGTGTTCTATTTGTTATGGCATGTATGAGAGTACATACTACATACTTGATGTTTTATATACAAAGGCACCTATGGAAGTGACTGAACCAGCGACAGCTCAGATGTTGACTAAGAATAATGTCGGTAATGCTTTGATAGAAAGTAACAATGGCGGTCGTGGATTCAGCAGGAATGTAATAAGAGAATTGAAAGCATTAGGGAATACCCACACTAAAATACAGTGGTTCTTTCAATCAAAGAATAAGACATCAAGAATCTTGTCGAACAGTACAGGAGTAATGCAGAATGTAGCCTTTCCGGTGAACTGGGAAGACAGATGGCCAGATTTTGCGGAAGCAATAAGGAAGTATCAGAAAGAGGGTAAGAATGCACACGATGATGCGCCTGATGCTCTGACTGGTGTATATGAGAATGATAAGCCGAAGGGAACATGGCTGGTATAGTGAGGTGAAAAGGTGTTAACCACTGATGAAATAAAGGTATTGATTGATAATGACAAAACATCAGACAAGAAGCAGTTTGCCAGAACAGGCGAATGCTACTATGACGGAGATCACGACATAAAGAAGTATAGATTGTTTTACTACAATGCTGACGGCAAACTCTGCGAGGATAAGACACGGAGCAACGTCAAGATACCACATCCGTTCTTTACGGAATTGGTTGATCAGTGTACACAGTATATTTTGTCGGGCAACCGTATAGTGATAGCGGATGATACCAAGTTGCAGGATTACATGGATAAGTATTTCAACAACAACGATGGATTTATGGCTGAACTTTCAGATTGCATCACTGATATGCAGGTAAAAGGCTGGGCATATATGTATGCTTATAAGAATACAAGAGATAAGATGGCATTTGCTTCCGCTGATCCGTTGGATGTAGTTGAAGTTAGAGAGAAAGATGCGGATGATGGATGCAAATATACCATATATCACTATATTGAACGAATCGATAAAGGCAGAAAGATAATAAAGCGTATACAGGTATGGGATGAAAAAGAAACTTGGTTTTACACACAGGTTAATGATGGAGAATTACAGCTTGATGAGTCCCAACATGTAAATCCACGACCGCATGTATTGTATACAGAAGGAAACAAAAAGGGCGAAACATATTTTGACGGATTCGGCTATATACCATTCATCCGGATTGACAATAATAGAAAACAGATTTCAAGCCTTAAACCGGTAAAACCGCTCATAGATGACTATGATCTGATGGCCTCCAGTCTGTCAAATAACCTTATAGACTTTGACACACCGCTTCATGTAGTCAAAGGTTTTGAGGGGGACAATATGGACGAGCTTCAAACAAATCTCAAGACAAAGAAAATTATAGGTGTAGGCGAGGATGGTGACGTAGATGTCAAGACTGTTGATGTACCATATCAGGCACGACAGGCAAAGCTGGAACTTGATGAAAAGAATATATACCGGTTTGGTATGGGCTTGAATACAGTGGGTCTCAAAGATACATCAGCAACAACTAACATCGCAATTAAGGCGGCTTACTCTTTACTTGATCTAAAAGCAAATAAAGTAGAAAAAAACATAAAAAAAATGCTTCGTAAACTGGTTGAGATAGTCGTAGATGAGATTAACAATGCGGATGGAACCGCATATCAGGTTGAGGATGTCAGGTTTGAGTTTACTCATAATCTCATGAGTAATGTGCAGGAAAATGCACAGATCAAACTGACCGAAGCACAAACCAGACAGGCAGAGATTAATACGATCTTGAGTGTTGCGAATGTGCTTGATGATGAGACTGTAGTTAAGGCTATTTGCGATTGGTTAGATATTGACTATGAGGAGATAAAAGACAAGTTACCGGCAAAGGAAGAAGACGATACGAAAAAAGCGCAGGATCTGTTGAAAGAGGTAAATGTAGAGACTGGTGGTGAAAAATAAAGATGGAGAATATAACATATTGCAAAATAGATAGCAATTTGAGAAAGATTACACTTCCGGGAAATGAGAAGATACTCGGAGTATATCATGATAAAAATGTGACAAGAAAGCATTTTAAAATGCCGAGATATTATCAGGATAATGACATGTCTGAGTTCGGCGTAAAGGTCAATTATGTGAATGAGGACAAGGAAACAGATTGTTATGCTGTCGATGACTTAGCTGTGGCCGATGAAGATTATATCACATTTTCATGGCTTGTAGGTGCTACAGCTTGCAGAGTGCCTGGCATGGTTGGATTTGTGATCTGTTTTACTAAGGTAGATGAAGAATCAAGTATAACACAGGAATACAATACAGAACTTGCAGTTGGAAAGGTTCTCGATGGCTGTGAATTCGGAGAAGTGACTAATGATAAGACGGAAAAAGATATAATTGCACAGTTTATGAAATATTTGATTAAGGTCGACCCTACTTTGTCCATATCCGGTGAAGCGGCAGATGCAAAGATTGTTGGTGATCGGTTAAAAAAAATAGAAGAAACGGAAGAAAATCTAAAAAAATCTGTCAGTGATAGAAATACCAAGATAGCCACAGCTATCACTGAAAAAGGAGTGGCTACAGAACCAACAGACTCGGCGGACGTGATGGCGGAGAATATTAAGAATATACAATCGGCAGGTTATGGAGTTGCTGGATATGTTGATACAACCATACAGGCGACTGGAAAAATAGCAATGACATATGGATTATATACAGTTGAAGATCAGGAGGTAAGTTGATGGGAGTATTAGGATATAAAATTATATCTCTTTCTAAACAAAAAGAAGTAATAGGCGGTGGGGCTGTTCAATATGAGGCAGATTTGAATGACGATAAATTTAAAAAAATATCGATAGCATTAGGTTGCAATTTAAAGATACTTACAGAAGGAAGTAGGTGGTTGCTATATAAAGGTACGGATGATCAGAATGGTTGGGTTTGTTTCGTAAATAACAATTATTTTACAGTAACACGATATATAAAAGGACAAGTATCGAGTGACACAACATCGTCAAATAGACAGTGCTATATTCAGTTGTCAAATTCAAGTGCAGTTAAATTATTACGATTAACATATTCAAAAGGAAAAAATGGAGTCGTATTGTTTAAATTTGGAAATGATGATGGTTCAAATATACTATACTATTGTATAGCAGAAGCGAGTATGGTTGATTCCGGAGACAAGATAGCTGTATATGGTTACATTGATAATGGTTCGTATAGATTAAATTTATCAGGAGGAGAATTAATAAATTATGGGCTAGGTAGCATTAATAATTATGGATATTCTGATAATTTTATTCTAATGAGTGCTATTCCGTTAAAATATAAAAATGCAATAGTTGATGGCTTATATATTTGTGAAATTAACAAAGAGCAAACGGACCATTATTTGTTTGATTTAAACGGAAAAAAATATATGGCAAGTGATAACAGTGCAGCTTACAAGTGGGCGATAGAACTTGACGATAGTATGTTAGATTGATATGAATGAGAATCAGAAAGAAGTAATAAAGGCACAACTGCATAGAGAAGAAACAACAATTGCCAGGTTAAAAGATACATATAAACAGGCACTGAAAGATTGTGAGCAGAAGATCAGAGAGTTGTCTGCAAGGACAGATATGGAAAATCTGCAAAGTATAATCTACCAGAGAAGATATCAAGAGGCACTGAAAGCACAACTTGAAGGTGCTCTAAGCAACTTGCAGTCTAACTCATATGCAACTGTGTCTGACTACCTGACTAAGTGCTATAGAGACGGATACACAGGTGTCATGTATGACCTGCAGCAGACAGGTATTCCGATCATCATGCCGATAGATCAGGCGGCAGTTGTGAGAGCTATTCAGACGGACAGCAAGCTCAGTAAGTCACTCTACGACAAAATGGGCGAGGATGTGACATACCTCAAGAAAGCAGTTAGAGCGGAGGTATCAAGAGGCATTGCAAATGGCTCAACGTGGAATGAGGTAGCTGGTAAGCTTTCACGGCATATGGCAAATACACCATTCCAGAGGGCTTATAACAATTCTATCCGCATTGCAAGAACTGAGGGGCATCGTATACAGGTACAGTCAGCGTTGGACGCTCAGCACGTAGCAAAGAGCAAAGGTGCGGATATTGTGAAGCAGTGGGATTCCACTCTTGATGGCAATACAAGAGATCTGCATAGACTACTTGATGGACAGATTCGTGAAATAGATGAACCTTTTGAAGCTGGCGGTATGCAGGTAGATGCTCCTGGGATGTTTGGAGATCCTGCAGAGGATTGTAATTGCCGGTGTTGCTTATTACAGAGAGCAAGATGGGCATTGGATGATGATGAGCTTCAGCGACTGAAAGATCGAGCGGAATACTTCGGGCTGGATAAGACGACAGACTTTGAGGAGTACAAAGAAAAGTATTTTAAGGTGTCGTTTGAGATTACGCATGAAAAAGAACAAAGTAAGCCAAAATATATTTATCAAGACACAGTTATTCATAAAAAAATAATAGAATCTCCGGCTTACAGAAGAAAATTCAACCAAGTATCAGATAGTGATAGGGTTAATAGAATCGCATGGCAGCGATCAAAAGAAATGTTAACTCATCGTTCGGGAACAAGATACGAGGATATTGCTTTTGTTGACTATTTGACTGGAAAATCAAAAATAAATAAGGAGTATCATGAGGAAAGTACAGCAAAGCCAAATAAAGGAATGATAGAAATGTTGTACAACAGCAAGCCAAATACAATCATAGCAATCCATAATCATCCAGGAAGTAGCGTGCCAAGTTTGGCAGATTTAATGACTTGCAAAAAACGTGCTTATAAATTTGGACTAGTTGTATGCCATGATGGGAAAATATATAAATATTCAGTGGATAAAGAGAAATTTAATGCACCAATAGCGTCATCTGCACTTGCTCAATTAGAGATAAAGGGTTATAATGACAATGTGAGAAGTATATTTGAAGATGCTGGAGTAAAAATGGAGGTGTTATAATGGATAAAGAGACAGAATATCAGAGAATATGCGATAAACTAGGCTTTATTCCATCGGAATTTAAAGCACCTGATTTTGAAACAGAGGATGATTCTTGGACTAACCCTTTTTCAGCTCTGACAGTTGAAGAAAACGTTTTTTTGTATGAGAACGGATATTTGAATAATAAATAAAGAACTAAAACATAATATTTAGTTAATTCAGACCATGATAAAAACATGGTCTTTTTTTATGCCCAAAATCGGCTTAAGGCGGTAAAACTGTGACCGATAAAGAATAACTCCGGCAAGAGTGATAACTGCCATGTGTGGCTACAATTAAAGCCAAGAAAGGATGGAACAATGGAATTAAAGGAACTGTTAGGAGAAGAATTGTACAAACAGGTACAGGCGAAGATTGACGAGAAGAACAGC